CCATACATAGTACAGATATATTAAATGTCATAGTATTTTCTCCTGATGTTACGTTGTTTACTATAACGTGTGATAAAGGAAAGATAGAGTTCTTATTTAAGTCTACTTCTGTTAAATCTCCATAAGTAACTGTCTCTACGTTTTGATCGTTTAGTAATTCGTATTTAATTTTTTCAGTTAATAGATAGAATCCTCTTATTGATTTGTTCATTTCATTTTACTTTTTAATTGTCTTGTTTCTGCCTCGTTTTTATCTTTAAGAAATGACAGCATTATAAAACATTCGTGTACATTTAGTTTAGTGATATTTTCAACTCTTCTAATATCAAACTGAGCGAGTTGGTAAATTGATGCAGCCCAACCCCACTTTTTTCCGAATTGAGATACTGCACTAAATTCTTCTCCTGTTCCCCCTCCAAATAATTCATCATAGCTTGAGATAAGTCGATCCCTAAATTGTAAAAAAAAATAATAGAACTAATTACAGCTTCTAATGGCATATCCTTCATTACTTCTCCATCTCCTGCTTCGTACTCCTTAATCAAATAATTCTCTCCGTATCTCTTATCTATTGGCCTATAAAGTACAGCCATTGCTCTATGCATATTATCCCAATCACTTAAAAAAGCATCTAGGTCTACATACTCACCTAAACTAATATCATCAAGCTTTGGAATAAATCCATACTCTACGCCTTTCATTTTAAATCTAGTAACTAACTTAGGTTTCTCATTAAACATATCTACTAATATATTGCACACAGCATCTACATCAGAGTATTTCATTTTAAGTGTATCTGTTAGCTTTACATTACAGAATATCTCTATCATCTTAGATGCTAAGAAGTGATCGTCTGTGTTTTTATCTTGTATCTTAAGATACCTTTGATATTGGTCTAATGTAACCTCAGATAGTGAGTCTGGTATTGTGATCTCTAGTTTCATATTCTTATGCTTATATATATAACGTAAATTTTAAGCTATTTTAGTAAAACTACAAAAAAAAAGCACCCATTACTGAGTGCCTCTTCTTACTAACTATTCAAACTTACTAATTCAACCATCCTGTTATAGCATTAAAAAATATTAATCCTATTCCTATTACTGAGTAAAAACTAATTAAATAGTAAATGTTCTCAGGTTCTTTTTTTATCCAATCTCTCATAATTAATTTTTATTTATTTGATGATTTATAATATCATTTTTAATTGTATTTATAACATAATCTGAAAGTAGGTCTGTTATATCTTCTTCTGAAAGCCATAATGATACTTTTAAAATATCTACTTGATCTGGTTCGCTTGGCTCAAAGTAACTGCCATTGTTTCCTTCTTGAAAATAATAAGATACACTTAATAAAATATCTAGTATCTCAAATTGGGTTGTGTGTTCTTGTAACATTTTGTCTGTTTTAATTAATGATATATAAATCTAACAAATATATTTTAATTATGAAAATATTTTAACAATTAAATATCAATTTTAAGATAGTTTTTAATATAACTTCTTTTCATATAATCAAAAGTGTCTTCATCAAACCAATGATAAAACTTAGCAAAGTCCATCTCTATATAAATAACCTCATCCTCTCCCTCCACTAAATTCTCTGCTCTCACTTCTAGGTAAAAATTACCTTTCTTATCAGGCATCCCTAATGTTACTATCTCTGTTATATTATATTCTCTTTCCATCTCTTAATCCTCTTTTAAATGATCTAATATCTCGTGGTAATTTACTGCATCGATAAAAGCTAGTGCGTAATCTTGTGCTAATCCATTATCTGTTTGTTCTGTTATATGCTCTTCTAACATCTCTTTTAATGTATCTGAAGTCCATTCTTCATCTACTTCTATTCCATCAAAAAATTCTAAGCATACTCTCCAAGTCTGATAATTTGTCCATCCGTTGTACATAATTGTCTATTTTAAATTGTTTTCTTTCTACCACAAAGCATTATTAATTCAGTAGTAACTTCTGTACCTGCTTTGTATAATTTCTTTTTTAGTAATAAATCAGTTTTAAGGATCTCAGTTTTTTGACCTAAGTAACCTAATGTTTCTCTGTCTTTATCCTCTAAGATAATATTACCTATGTATTTTCCCTTAAGATAATAATCCCTACTGTAACCAAAAATATCGAATTGCATTTGTCTGTTGTTTTAATTCTTTAACAAATATATACAACACAATTTAATATAGAAAATATTTTATTAACTATTTTTAATTATTCTTTTCTATAATAATAATATGCGAAGGCATAAATAATTAAGGATCCTAATAATCCTATTAATAATTCAATGCTGTTTTGTTCTAATTCCATCATAACTTTTGTTTTATCTGCCATCTATATCAGCCATATCTATCTTATAGCATACTGACCATAATTTGGCTTGGTTAATTTATTTACTATTGAATATCTTAAACTATCTAGTGAGTGATTGTAAGCATCAATAGGTTTGTTTGTAAGCTGTCCATTCTTATCTTCTATGTATTTATAGTTTCTAAGTTCTTTAATCGTATTAATACTGTCCTCTGTTACTATTAGTTTATATCTTCTTATCATATCAATTCCAATATTAATAGATCCTTTAAATGTTGGTTTTATATTCCATCCCATTCTATGTATCTCTTCTATTGATTTTGGTTCTGCTGAGTCTGCAAATATCTCATCTCTTCTATCTAGTCCTAATCTTTTAAATTCATTAGCGATGTCCTGATTCGTCATTCCTGTACGATAGATATGTTCTTTAACATACATATTATCTCCGAGTGTAAACGTCTCTACAAGGCAGGTAGGATCGTTTGTGAATCCAAAGTCTAACCCATAAGATACTCTCTTAGCTTCCTGTGGTATATTTTTTATTGTAGTAAAACTATAAATAAGACTTCTTGACTGACCTCTTTCACCTAGTCCATATATCTTCCAATAGTTTTCGTCAATAGTTTTTAATCTCTCAATCTCTTCTTTTATAATATTAGTTAAAAAGGGATTGTCTTTATAGGTAGTTTGATAAAACTCTACGTCTTCTCTAGTTAATACCTGATCGTATATCCAATGAAACTCGTCTGATGGGTTGTAATCAATTACTACTTTTTCTGTGGTCCTGAATATTAATTGTTGCCAATCCTCAAAGTTTAATTCGTTTGCTTCGTTAATAAATAAGAGATCTCTTTTTCTACCCCTGATCTTTTGTGGTTCATCTAACGATATAAACTCTATTCGGTTACCATTTAAATAGTATTCATTAGAACTTTTACTATGATAACTCTCATTATAAATACCATAGCCTTTTATTATATCAAAGAAATCCCTCATTACTGTACCTCTAACAGCAGGAAATGTCTTTCTACATATTGTTATTGTTTTCTTAGTTTCTCTATTACAGTAGTCAAATATAATCCATAGTAGAATATTATAAGTCTTACCTGATCGAGTACCACCTTGTTCAACTACTATCTTTTTTTCAGATGTTGCTAAGTGTTTAAATACTTTATTCGTTGTTACTTCCCTCATCTATAATTTTGACTTGAAACAATCTCTCTCCTTCTGCACCTGTTATTTCTTGTCTCTCTATATATCCTCTATTTTTACCTTTAGTCTTTAAATAGAATATTGTTGCAGGTGTATTTCCTTTCCCTATCTGTTTATGTAAATGACTTTCTGCGTAATCAAGTGCTACGTTCTGTATATCGGCTACCTGTTTAGCAAATTCTTTATCATTATTTAACCAATCATAAAATGTAGTGCGACCTATTCCTACCTGTTTACAGGCTGATGTTACAACTCCTAGTGTTTTCTCTAACGCTTGAAGCATTGCATCCTTTTTTATATGTTCGGTTTTGTTCATAGATATTTATTTTTTATATATTTTATTAAATAGTTCTAAAGCACTTAAAATAGCTTGATCCATATTAAAATACTTGTATTCAGCTAATCTGCCTACGAAATAAATATTATTGCTTTCTAGTTTTTTAGCTTCTTCTTGATACTTACTATAAATATCTCTATTCTTTTGTGTTGGTACAGGATAATACTCCTCACCTATATTAGAACTAAACTCTTCAGCTACAATACTGTATTTAGATTTTGTGTTATAAAACTTTTTATAGTCTATTTTCCTTGTGTAAGGATATTCTAATGAAGGGTAGTTTACAACAGCGGCAGGTTGATAGTCCTCTATTTCGTATGTTTTATAAGTAAAGTTTAAGGACCTATATTCTAGTTTACCAAACTTATCTGCAAAGTAACTATCTATTTTACCTGTAAAGAATAGTTTATTTGACTTATGTATATTAGAATTGTATTCTGTATTTAACTCTACCGTTATGTTTTTATGGTCTAATATATTTTTAACAAATTCTGTATATCCTTTAGATGGTAATGCTTCGTATTTATCTGAAAAGTATCTATCGTTAAATGTATCTCTTACAGGTATTCTTTCCAATACTGATGGTTCTAATTCTGATGGATCCAAGTCCCACTGTTTTATAGTGTAGTTTTCAAACATTAACTTGTATAATTCTTTCCCAACTCTTGCTAATGCTGAATCCTTTGAGTTATTAATTTCCCCTTTAACTTGATTTTCTTCTAACCAAGCTTTCATTTCAGATATATTATTAATCTTTAAATCAAATAATTCATTTACTGTTGTAATATTAACAGGCACAGGTACGTATTTATTATTTACATAAGACAATACTTTATGTCTGTATATATCCCACTCAGAAAACTGATTGACAAACTTCCATACCATTTCACTATTAGTATGAAATATATGTGCGCCGTATTTACTTAATCTTATTCCTGTTTTCTCATCTATGTAGTCATAGGTATTCCCTCCAATGTGATCTCTTTTCTCAATTACTAATACCTTTTCCCCTTCATCTGCTAATTTTCTTGCTAATGTTGCTCCTGATAATCCTGCACCAACAATTATATTCTCAACCATTTGTTTCTCTTTTATGTATTTTATTAACTAAATCATTAATAGCGTCTATTAAATTATTATCAAACTCGAGTTCTTTATCCCAATTCTTAGGTTTTTTTAATTGATGTTTATGCTGAAGGAAAGGATCTTTTTGTACTGTACTTGATTTTACTAAATAACTTACTTTCCTAGTATATATATCAGGGTACATTTTCTCTGCGTATTCGCCTCTCTTATTCTCTTTAAGCATCGCATTGTATATTTTCCTGTTACCATCCATAGATGTTTTTTTACCTGTCTTACCGTACAGCAATGCGTTTCTTATTACAGAACTTGGCTTATTGTTTTCCCCATTATAAATACTCATTAAAATATCATCCTCAGTAGAGTTTTCAAACCTAAAATCTTTATCTACTTTATGACAGAAAAAGCTATATGGAAATCCAGATGTTATATTTACTTTGCCTGTACAGGGAAAAGCAGACATCATTAAACCTATTGCACCTGTGTTAGAATTTTCAGATATGTGAAAGAGTAATTTTATAATTTCATAAAATGCCTGTGGTCTATTTTTCTTTATAGATATGTTTTTTATTTTATGATAAAATATTTGTGTTATGTTATCATCTAAGTGTACTGCA